AAGGCTGACTGCTGTAGGAACGATGTAAACCATCAACCTTTTCAAGAAGCGAATTCTCTTTTTTATTTTCGCTCTTTTCTTTTTTTTTGAATATTTCTCATACTCCTTCTCATTAAATTCTCGCACCACGGACAGATATATCCGTGTTTTGGAATCTTCTGTAATGTACTGATGTTCCACATTCTTTCGCACATCTTGCACTTTGCGTACATCCATTATCTTGCCTCCTTATCAATTAAGATCAATTCTTTGGCGATAACGCTCTGTAATGCGCATCTGTCCATTTCATGCCAGCTGATCGGCACCGAACTGTTATCCAGCGCATTTAAAATTCTCTCAGCTGTTGTATGATATTTCTTCATATCTTCTGTTGTAAACAATTTCGCACCTCCTTCATCTATGCTGTCTTCTCTGCATCAATCTGGGTTACAAAAATTCCAAGATCAACACTTTCCATATTGTTCAGTTCCTCCAGAAGCTCTGCATCTGATGTAATTCCATAGTTCTTTTTTAATATTTCTTTTAATTTTTCTTTAAGGTCCATCAAAACACTTCCTTTTAATTATCTGAATCCGAAATATTAAGATAATCGCTGATTCTTCTTCTGATTTCTATGCTGGTGTTCTTTCCATTTAAAGTTGACGAAAGATAGCATCTGGAACAGCCAAGTTCTTCGGCCAGATCATTAACAGAGATATCATTCTGAATCATTGCTATCTTGGCTTTCTTGCACCAGGGAGATAATTTCTTCTGCATTAAACCTCCTCCCCTCATTTCAAAGATTTTTCAATCCAGTTTTTCAAATTTTGAGTTACCTCATTAACCTCATTCAAGGTGTTTATGATTTTCTCTAAATCTGGCTTTTCATCCTCTGTAATAACTCCATCTGCCGTAATATCCAGCAGGAGTTCTTTGGCTTCGTTGATCTTCCGGAATGAGCACAACGCCCTGAGTGCAATCCTATCAATATCCTGATTCTCGATCTTTGGCATTCCTTTTCCCAGAGGGCACATTTCCCGGCAATAATTACCTTTTAATTCAGGAGCTCTATAGATATCCGCCATCAGAAGCACTTCCTCTGGATAAGGAGTAACACTCCCAAGTTCTATCCGTGCAAGCCTTGTCCGGTCAACACCAAGTTCCTCAGCAGCTCCTTCGCGGCTACTTAACCGTTCATTGAACTTTGCCGCCTCGTATCGTGCCTGACAAAACATATTGCCGGCCGCTTTCGTAGCAAATTTAGACATTTTCTTTTTGACCTCAGAATTTTATAATGGTTGTGTACTAAAAGTACTGTTTTGTTATAAAAAAATTTTATCTACTGTGGCATTTAATGCAGATGCGATGATATTCGCAGTTTTTAATGACGGAGTACGATCACCTTTTTCGATAAAACGCAAATATCGCTCAGATATTCCGGTTTTTAACGATAAATCTAAAAAGGACATATTCTTGTTTTGCCTGTATTCCTTCATTTTATTCATATCATTCTCCTTTCCAAGTACTATTGGTACTTTTTATTTATGTACTAATAGTACAGTACCTTTAGTTTATTGTCAACCCTTTTTTTGGTATAATTTTATTGGAGGTGTACAATGGGAATAGAAAGTAGAATTAAGGACTTACGTATAGAAAACAATTATACTCAACGTGAGTTGGCAGCTAAAATAGGTCTAACACCCAAAATGATTTCATTTTATGAAAAAGGAGAACGTGTCCCGCCATTAGATATAATAGTAAAATTAGTTCAAATTTTTAATGTATCTTCTGACTATCTATTAGGATTATCAGACAAAAGATATCCTGATGAGGACTTAGGATGGAGATCCCCACATATCGAAAATAGGTTTGGGAAAATTTTAAGTGACTATCGTAGAACGAACGATATATCTATATCCGATTTTTCAAAAAAGATTGGAGTCAGTAAAGATTTATTGTCGCAAATTGAGTTTGGCATCTATACACCATCTTTAGAACTACTTCGAAAAATTTCGGAATTAACTGGATATAGTATTGACTACCTTACTGGCGCAGAGATATTAACCAGAGTTAATAAGAATATAGAAAGTTCTGGTCAAATACTAACAAGTTCTTTTGTGGAAAGTGACGGTTATTTTCACTCCCGCTTAGAAGAATGTTGTATAAAAAATGGTATTACATATGAAAACGTAACTGAAAAACTAGGTTTGTCACAGGAAGTCTATACAGAAATCCGATTTAATAGAATGCCTACTTTATCCGAATTATTGCGTATATCGTATGGCTTCGAAGTATCAGTTGACTTTTTACTCGGAAAAACTGATTTTCCAAACATTAATCTTACGACGGACGAAGTCGAGT